CGCCGTTCAAGACGTATACCTCTGGGAATCTTATTATGATCCTCAGAAAATACGCTTTCAAACTGCCATCGTCGCAATTGTTCCGTAAAATGATACTGTTCCGATTCATCATCGTCCTTAGTAAGGACTCGAGGAGCGAAAGTAGTAAAACATCTTCGGTTTTCACCATAATAACTACTATGATGAAAATCACAACTAGGGCTATCTGAAATAAACCCGACGTATTCTTCATCGGGCCCGCGATACGGTTCAAAGAACAATTTCGGAGCATTTAACGTACTCTCGTAGGTCATTACGACTTTCTTGAGAATGCGAATCTTCGTCAACCTCTTACCAGCAGTCTTTTCATCTTTGTTGATGAAAAGCTTCGCCGATTTGACGTCACGTAAAATACCACGACGTAAATTCTTATATCCATATACATACGCTGAATTGGCGTATTCGCGCGCGCTTTCTAGCGCTGCGAAATCGTATAACCCGTTATTCTTTACAACGGGTTGGCGAAAACGTAGAGGGGTGATATCTCTCCCCCCGAGAGCGAAGATGCCGCAGGCTTCTCTTGTAGCTTCATTCTTGTAGAAGCTTTTAGAGGTATTAACCTTTAGGCCTAGTCTATCTAACAGCTCAACGGTCTTGTCAGCCGCAAGCTTTGGAACGATGATATCGTCCCCATAGACTCGTATATGCTTAGCCCAACTCTGGAATCGTTTCTTGACTCCATAAGTACCTAGATAATCTTCAAATAAAACATTGAAGGACACAGGTGCTGTTCCCATGTCATGTTCGTAAACAGAGATCATCGTGGCTAATATTGATATAGATATAAAAACCATGGTTTGTAAAGGAAAGGTTAAAGCCGATCCCATACCGTCAAACATTTTATGTTCGACGTCGCCATGCGGGGTATGACTACCCCATGCACGACTGCATAATGCTGCATGCAAAAAATCTCCTTTTAAAAGGAAGATCAAAAGCAACAGCTGCAATCGGTCAGATGCCTTTGATAGATCAATCGTTACAGGAGCTTCATCGTCATTTGACTCAGAGCCAATTAAGGCAAGGTCACGTGACAATTCCTGATTCGAAAATTTGACGAAATATGAAAGGTTTTGGTTATAAGTCATTGGCTTATCATCACCTCTTATGAGGCGTATGGTTTCGCGTGTCTTAGGACTAAAAATCTCCATATCGCTAGAGATAAAGGAAATGTCATCATCACATTGGTGATAAATTGTCTCCTTAATCTTTTGCTGTGACATCTGCAAAGCAGATGGCATCATCGTTATAGGTCTAAGGCTTCCAACATCCTTCTCAACCATCGCAAGCTCTGCGAGCTCTTGATAATTGAGGGGAACCTGATTTTCTATTTCAGGTGTTGGAAAAATATCTATAACCTGGTCTGTTTGAATGGTACGTCTGAAATCGCGGTTTTTCTCCGCAATTGTCTTAGCACCGGTTGATGTTGAACCAGGTCCATGTTTACCATGATAGAATTCATCTTCATGGTATTCAAAAAGCCAAGACATTATTTTGGACAAAGCCTCAATAATGCTCATCTCGTGGAGTAAATCCACGGAATGTTCCTGTTCGTAGATCCAGTCTAAAATAGACGGTTCTTCGAGATCAGGCCTAGCGAGAGGTAGTTTTGCAAGGTGAAAAAACCATGTTAAACACCAACAAGCTAGTTCCCCGGCAAAGGGAGACAATCCATCGCGAGAAATCACCTTATGAAGAGTTATTAATGCCCCATTTATGGGGCAATGCAATAACTCTTCAACTAACTGGAAAGTCAGTTGGTTATTCTCATCCCAGCGAAAGCTAGAGAGAAAAAGGTGTCCAATATCCTTATAACTTTTTAGAGCATCTATAAAACCGACAGTTTTAATGTCGTGTTCAAGACGTCGTATAGTTCGTCGAATTTGGCGAAACCTATCCCTCTTGCTTGCTTTAGAAAGCGTAGGATCATCGTACAGCAAAAGAGCGAGCTTAGACAGAGCCCTTTGGGAATGTTCAAGCTCACTCATATCTGGAATAACGATTGGTAATTGACAAGACCAACCGTCACAGTAGACAACTGGGTCCATCCAGACTTTCTTTCGCATAAGGTTCTGTTTCCAGTGGTTATTAAACCAATGGTACATTACCTGAAACATAGCGATTGAAGGGATCCCACGACGGATAATCCGCCGCAAGTGGGGTCCAGATGAAACCTAGTGTCTCGAGCATAGCTTTTGCCGACTCGTCACTGCTTCCATCAAGAACAAGTGTTGTTTCCGGATCAATAACAAATTGAACCGTAGCTTCAGCTTTTCTATAAGGAATTGGGATGACGTCGGAATTGCTAAGAGTGATCGTGTTAAAGATCCAGTTCACAATTCGTTGTGAAACTAGGACCAACGATTTCTTCACGTCTTTGCTTTCAGCGGTGGAAAAATATCCAACCGAGACAACTTGTTCTCGGCCTTGGACTCCAACGAGGTTAGCCTGACGGCTCGAAGTACTCATGTCCTGTCGACCAAAGAACCGCCAACTTTCAGCGGCTTTTTCGGTGGTGGGGAAGTACTCAGGTAGCGAATTGCCGCCAAGCTGCGCCATCATTGACGTAGCGCGACGTTTCGCAACGCTGTAGTACAACTCATCATAATCGGCAGCTACGGGAGCAAAGGTGGTGCCTTGAATTGCTGTGGCACCCTTTGCAATCGCATCCGATGGAAATGCACATGTTGACATAACAATGCCTCCTTGAGTGGTTTTGCCACTTCATAATTCTCGATCTTTAGATCGAGGGGCTAGTTTAGTTAACTCCTAAACCCGCAATTATTGAAACGGGTACTAGGACAGACTCCGCACCTGCTGGATCAATCCAGCAATTTGGTGGCGGAAATATCGTCGTAGTTGTATTATCACTACGAAGATATGTTTGGAAATGTCGCCCATCGGTAGATGTAATTGATATGTACACACTGTGACCAAGTGTTTCGATCACAGAGCGGTCCGAACGAAAATACGTTTCGGCATATTCAAGCATTTTTCCAAGAGGGACAAAGGCTTCTAAAACCCATGTGAAAGCTTGCGCCTTATAAGCGTATGCTAACTCAGGAATAGAACCGGTATTGTATAGCACATCCTGTAAAGGACCTTGCAATACACCCAAAATATAATCAGTGTCTATTTTAGCACTGATCTCGGTATGGAAGACCATCTTAAAAGATGATACGTCTTCGGCGGAGATAGGAAGATTGCTTAATGCATATGACTGCAACCCTTCGTTTAAAGCAGTGAAGTCGTAATCGTCGCTAGTAAAGCTTCGTTGCGCTTCATACTTGGGAAGGGGCAAACGTGTACACCTATCAAATACATCGATAATGGTATCGAATGTAGGTTTCAGAGCAAATATCCATGTTAGATATCCTTTTGCGATTAAGCGAAGGAATCTTATGAGTATCAAAACATGGTCAGCGATCATAAAGAACTTGATTTCAAAGTCAAGATCTTGA